GAATTCGTGTGCTCGCTATCGCGGTCGCGGCCACGCACAGAGCGCGTGAGCGCGATCGAGGCAGCGGGCCTGCTGCCGTCTGCGCTATTCGGTTGCGCCCTCGCGGTGTTCTCGCAGGTACTCAACCGGGTCGATTGGATCGACTCCGAGTTGCACTGCTAGATCAGCCCACTTGTCGAGCATTCGAGCGACGACTTCGCCGTCTGCCTTCAACTGCTTGCGGCTCTCGCCCTTCATAAACAGCGACACAGCGCTCGTTGCTCGGTACGCCATGCGGACGCGATGGTGACCACCGAGGCCAGCGCGGCGGCTGTTCTCGATCGCCCATTGCCGCAGCAGTCCAACAGGGTGCTCTTTGCCGAACTGCCCAGAGAAGTAGACCCGCGCGAATTCCTCAACCCGCACGGGGTCGCTCGGCCACGCGATAAGAATGCCCGCGAGGATGTTGGAGTGGGCAAGCCGCGCATGTGCGTTTGCGAGTTCCCCGAGCAAGCGCAGCCCGTGTTCGCACACATCAGCGACCGCTTCGATGTGGTGGCCCTTCACCTCGCCGCTGTGCTTCACGGTCGCGCGAATCAGCGCAGAAGCGATCTCGCCGCAGCGCGGAGGTAGCCCTCGCGCGGTCGAGTAGTCGCGAGGTGACCACTTCTGTTTGTCGCCTCGCGTCTCTTGCGCACGCGGGCTAGATCCCACCGTGACGGTGATCAGTGGATTGAAGTCGACTTTCGAGAGCATTCGCGCTTCGCAGCGATGGTGCCCTTCGAACAGCCTCGGATCGCCGGTCTCATCCGTCGCGAACGAGCACGCGTCGCCGTCGTAGTTCCAAAGCTCAGGCGACGACATCGCCACGCGGAGGCGCGAGACGTGCTTCGGTCGATGGTTTCTGTTGCCGAGCGAGGTCGACAACGCCCACTCCGCAGAGTGCGCGTCGAGGTCGAATACGTCAGCCATCGGACGACCATTTCGCTCCTCGCGTACCTTGCGCATCATCTCTTCAACCAACTGCTGCAGCTTGCTCTTTGCCATCGTCGTCTCCTCTTGAATGTGTGTGCTCGCTATCGCGGTCGCGACCACGCACAGAGCGCGTGACCGCAATCGAGGCAGCGGGCCTGCCGAAGCCTTCACTCGCCCGCTGCCTCGCGTCTTCTCTCGCCGCCGTCAGCGCTGCCCTGTCTTCTCAGAGCGTCGTCGCTGGCCGTTCTCGCGCTTCCGAAGAGCGCTTCGGCCTCGGCCTCGCGCTTGTGAGCGGCGAGCGTGTCGATGCTATCGATCACGTCGAGGATCTTTCGCGCGAGGTCTGCACGCGCTTCGATCGCGGGATCACCGCACCGCGCGGCCTCGCGCAACACCTCGCGCACGGGGTCAACGCGGTCGGGCCGATCGATCGCGAGCGCGTCGCACATCTCGCGCAACATCCGCTCGCGCAGGTCGTCGCTCTCGCGGTCGATCTGTCGGGCGAAGAGCTCGCGCACGAGCCAGAGCACTTGCGAGAGCGCGATCATCGCGCACCTGACTTTCGCGCCGGACAAGCGCGGTTCGTCGCAGCTCGGCTCAGCCCGATCGCCGTGCAGCCCTCGCGCGTCACGGAGTAGCAGACGCCGCCGCCGGTGATCTCGTTGGCGCCGTGGCGGACCGCGTATCCGATCGACACGAGCCGCTGCCACAGCACGTCAGCCTGTGACCCAGCGGTGGCAACGTAGCGGTTTCGGTATCCATCGGTGCCGCGGCGCGCGTCCGCGCCAACTGCATGACGCATGCTCTCGCGCTCGCGCTCGGAAAGTTCGACGGTGGTCATCGCGCACCTGCCGCACGGTCGAGCGACCGCAGTACGCGACGGGTCGCAGACTGCTCGGCCTCGAACGCGTTGACGTGCTCGTCGTCGAGGTAGACCGCTGGCGCCTCTGGATCGCTGCCGAAGCACGACTCCCACAGGTCGCTCGTGTCCTCGGGCGCGCGGTCGATGCCGTCGTCGGTCGCTGGCTGGTCGACCACGGTGTAGTCGATGGGCTCGTCGATCCAGGCCGCCGCGTCGTGCTCCTCGGCCATCGCCAGATTGCGCGCGGCGCGGTCAGCGTCGAGGCGAGCGCTGTGGCGACGGACCGCCACGGCGAGCAGCACGCGGAGCGCAGAGAGCAGCGTCCGAGGCTGGCGGCGTCCGTGCGACAGGCGCCACGCGAGCGCGATCACCTCGCCGTCGTTGCGGATCTCGCGGCCCTTGCGATCAACGACCGTGAGCGCGACGGGCACCGTTGGCGCGTCGAGCATGTAGTCGACCTCGAGTCTTCTCGTGGTCGTGAGCGGCAAAAAGCGCGGGCGTGCTGAATCGTCGATCGTAGCCATCACCGAAACCTCCTGTGCGGTCGCGTGGATGCGACCTCGCCGAGGACTGGACGGCGCGCGAACGCGTGTCGCAGTCCCCCGCGAGGGCGAACCCCCTCACGCGCTCATGTGCTCTTCGAGAGCTTCGAGCTCGGCAAGGCGAGCGACGCCGCGGCGCTCACACTCAGCGTCGATCACCGCTTCTTCGAGGACGCGCCACTCAGCGTCGCTCAACTCGCAGGTGAACTCCTGGATACGAACGCCGTTCACGGCGTCGAAGTCCACCCACGTTTGATCGTCGCCGTCGGCTCGCTCTGCGCGCGAGGGGACCACCACCTCCGCGCGCACCGTCACGATCACCCCGCTGATCTCGACCGCGTACAATCTCGCACTGCTCATCGCCGTCTCTCCGTCCGCCCCGTGTGTCGTGGGGCGAGTAGAGAGATACAGCATATCTAGATGAGATGCAATATCTCCAACTAGATATTGTGTCGATTTCGGCTATGCAGCAGGAATCAGGCGAGATTCTGCGACGATGAGCGCGCGTAGTTCCGACGCCCACAATGGCACGTCGAGCGACGGGAGGCCGCGACGGAACCGCAGGACCGGCCACGCGAGCGCGAGCGTGAGCCGCCACACGTCCGCGTGTGTGTGCGCCCGAGACTGCCCGAGTAGATGATGCGCGAGCTCGTGCAGCAGCCGCAGGACATAGAGCGCGCGCTGGCGAGATGGGCGCACGATGAGCGCGTGCGGCAGAGCCAGGCCATCTACCCCGCGCGGGAGGTCGCGGTCAGGGCACACGATGACGCCGTGCGCGCGCGCGAGGTCTTCAGCGTCGCCCACCTCTGAGACCTGCGACCAGAGCCGCTCAGCGTCGGCCTCGATCTCTTCGTCCGAGAGGATCGCGAGGCCAGAGCGCACCTCATCTGCGACCGTGAGCGATAACAACCCGTCCACCTCCTAAGCGTGACCGATCCCCCCGCGAGCAGTCACCTTTTCGGCGGACGGTGGCGGCGCACGACGCGCGCGAGCTCGACGAGCAGCGCTGGTGTCAGCGGCACGTCGAACGCGAAGAGGCCGGGGCTTCGCGCGAGCGTGTCCCAATCCTCGGCGTCGATGTCGGGCGCGTCGCTCTTCGCTCGAGCGAGCACGTCCGCCCAACCGATTCGCTGAGAGAGCGACGGGATCACCGCTGCATCGTGGGCAGCCGTCGACGGCGGAACGTCGCCACCTTCGGGACGCAGCTCGTCCGTCGTCGCTCCGAGCACGGCGGCGATCTTCGCGAGGCTGTCCTCGGCGATCGACGAACCCTTCTCGGCGCGCGATACGACCGACTGCGCGAGCCCCGCTCGCTCGGCCAGCTCTTCTTGCGTGAGTCCCGCGCGCTTCCGCGCATCTCGCAACCTCGACATACAGTGATGGTTCATCGGGTTTGCGTATATTGCAACGAGATGACTTGACGTAGATATCTAGATAATCTACCCTCTCGACTCTATGAGAGTTCGCAAGGGAAAGCCGACTGAGTTGGCGAAGAGGCGCTTCGCTGCGGGAAGAACGCAGGAAGATATCGCGGCTGAACTCAAGATCAGCCAAGGCAGATACTCGACGATCGAAAGCGCGAAGACGACACCGGACGTCGTTCTTGCGCTCCGCATCGCAGATATCTTCGGTTGCAAGGTCACCGACTTGTGGCCTTCGGAGGGGAAGCGTCGAGCGAAAACGCGGACTTCGCGCGCGAAGGCGGTGGCAGCGTGAGCCCCGCGGCGAAGCTCGTCCTCGTGGGCGCGGTGCTCGCGGGGATCACCGCCGCGCTCTCGTACGTGCTCTGCGCTGCGGGGATGCCGCCTGCGAGCGCTGCGGCTACGGCCTCGGCTGCGGTCGTCGGCGCGCTCTGGATCGGAGGGACGCCATGACTGCGATTGCTACCGCTGCAGACGCAGCGCGCGCGCTCGGGCTGAGCGCAGACGCGAGCGTCGAGGAGCTCAGGGACCGCGCCTCGGTCTACACGATCGACTCGCAATGCGAGCACGCGCTCGGCAACCACGTCCACGGCGCTGCGCTGTACGAACTCGCGTCGATCGCGCTGCAGGGCGTGCAGATGCGTCGCGCTGAGCGGCTGCTGGATCTGCTCCGTGCTGCGGCTGCGGAGGTCGTGCCTGTCGAGCCCGAGGTCACGACGAGGACAGACGCGGGGCTGGTGATGGCCGCGGCGGTCACGATCGTCAGGGCGTTTCACCGCGATTTGTTCGCGGCGCTGCGGTTCGCCGCTCGCGCGCTGCTCGCTCGCGAAGGCGCAGAGGGCCCGCGCTGCGAAGCGCTCCGAGAGGCGGTGGCGCCGTGAAGCTCCCGGACTTCGAGGTTGCGCAGAAGAGCCTGCGCGACAACACGCGCGTGTTGTACGACGGGTGCACCACGGATTTCGTCGAGGCGATCGCGCTCGGCTTGGTCGACGTCCTTCGCGAGCGAGGCCGCTCGCTCGGGATCGAGTGCGACGGAGCGCACCACCACGACGCGCTGCGGTCAATCGAGTGCCTCGCGTCGAGCGCTCGCACGGTCGCGAACCTGCGCGCTGCGAAGCCAGCGAACGCCAACGCGAAGGGCGAGGGGTGAGCGATGGGCAGCGAGTCGGACAGAGCGAGCGAGATCGCGAGCGTGCGCACTGAGTGCCGCGCGGTGGCCGCTAAGGAGTTCCGCGGGCGCTGGCCCAATCCAGAGCACCGAACTCCGGCCCGCTGCTCGTGCGTCCTGGGGATCTGCGAGCGGTGCCTGCGGGCGCTGAGAGAGCTGGAGGGCGGGCGGTGACCCTCGATCTCGCAGAGGTCGCGGAGGCAGACAGAGACGAGGCGTTTCTCGCGGGGATCTCGCCTGCGTCGAGGAGCGCCTACTTCGAGCTCGTCTCGGTGCGGGACCGCTGGGGGTACGTCGAGTGCTCGACGGCGCGCGCGGCGGTGCGAGCTGCCCTCGAGGGATTCTATCTCGAGGTCGAGCGTCGCCTCGCGCAGACGGCGTACGGCTCGGACGTGCGCTCGGTCGAAGCGGTGGTGCGCTCGGTCGACACCGCGTCGCGCATCGCTGCGCTGCTCGTGAGGGGCACGACGCGCGTACTGACGGAGCTCGACGAGCGGGGGCTCGTGATCGTGGGGACGGAGCCAGGCCAACCCTGGCGCGTGTGGACCCGTGAAGACGCGGAAGAAGCCGCGGAGGTGTTCGGATGACGTGGGCAAAAGTCGACGACCGGTTGCATGGTCACATCAAGGCGCAGCGAGCCGGTGAAGCGATGGCCCTTTGGGTGCTCGCTCTCTCGTGGTGCAGCGCGTACCTCACTGACGGCGAGGTGCCAGCGGACCTTCCGCGACGCCTTCTCGGCAAGAAGGGAGATCGGTTCGCAGCTCGGCTTGTCGAGGTGAAGCTTTGGGATCGCTCGCAGTCTGGTTTCACTTTCCGCTCGTGGAGCGAGTACCAGACCGATCGCGCAACCGTTGAGGCAAAGCGCGCTGTCGCGAAGACTCGAATGCAGCGAGTACGCGGAGTTAGCTCCGATGTTCGCGCGAACACGCGGCGAACTAACGGCGAACTAACGGCGAACGATTCGCGAAGTTCGCTCTCTGTTCGCGTCCCCAAATCCGAGTCCGAATCCGATACCAAGAAAGAAGAACCCCCTACCCCCTTGGCGGGTCCGTCCGAGGACGCCCAAGCACTCGCCCTCGAAGAGCCGAAGACCGGCGCTGACGCGCCTGCCAGCGCGAGCGCTGGCGGTGTCGTGGTCGAGCTCTTCAAGCACTGGCAGAGAGTCCACGGGCACCCGCAGGCGAAACTGGACGCGAAGAGACGAAGAGCCATCGAGCGGGCGGTGAAGAGCCACGGGGCGGACGTGGTGCGCGCGGCGATCGACGGGTGCGCACGATCGCCCTTCCACAAGGGCCAGAACGACCGCGGCGCGGTCTACGACGACCTGACGTTGATCCTGCGCGACGCCTCGAAGATCGAGTCGTTCGCCGCGCTCGCCCCGAAGGCTGAGCCCAAGGCGCGGCCACTCGCTGCGGTGCGCGATCCGCTGAAGGACCCGCTCAACGTTTCGCCGTTCCCCGCGAGCTTTTACCGAAAGGCGGCTGGCCAGTGAGCGGCGCGGCTATCGACCTCGTGGCCCGGCTGGAGCGCGGGCTCCTCGGCGCTGCGCTGCGGGACGAGACCTGCCGGCGTGTCGTGCTCGGGGCCCTCGCCGAGAGCGACTACACGGACCTGTCCCACAAAGCGGCGCACGCTGCCCTTGTGCGCCTCACCAGCGGCTCCGAGCCGGTCGACTGGGAGAACGTACTCCGCGTCGGCGATCGTCGATTGTTGGGGCGCGTAGTGCCCGCAGACCTTATGCACGCTGGCCGCACCGTCACGCCCGAGAAGGCGGCCTCGTGGTCCAAGCACCTGCGGGCGAGCGCGGCGACGCGACAGGCTGCGGAGGAGCTGCGGACGGCGATCGCATGGCTCGAGTCTCCATCGTCCTCGATGGACCCGTCGGAGTTTTTCGCGCGCGCCGGGCAGGCTCTCGACCGAGCGCAGCGACGGTGCGCGCGGGAGTCCGGGGCGGACGCCGCGACGGTGGCGCACGAGACGGACGCGTACCTTAATAGCCCCACGGCGCTCGCGCTCCCCACAGGACTCGTGCGCCTCGACTCGATGTTGGGCGGCCTCGTGGGCGGCAAGCTCTACACGATCGGCGGTCGCTCGAGCGTCGGCAAGACGGCGTTCGTGTGCAAGGTCGCGCGCTCGGCCTGCGAGTGGTCGCCCTCGAAGCGCGCGCTCTTCTTCTCGCTCGAGATGCTGCGGCGCTCGCTGGCGATCCGCTGGCTCGCGGGGCTCAGCGGCCTCGACTCGCGCGCGATCGAGCGCCGAGTGATCCCGACGAGCCACCCCGAGCTCACCCGCGCGCTGCAGACGTTTTCGCGCTGGCCGCTCGTGGTCGACGACGCCGACAGCCTGACGATCGGTGAACTCGCGGCGCGCGCGACGGTGGCGCACTCGATCGCTCCCCTCTCGGTGGTGATCGTCGATTACGTCCAGCTTGTGAAGCCCTCGGCGACGGCGAAGAACCAGAGCCGCGAGCGCGAGGTGGCCGAGATCAGCGCGGAGCTCAAGCGGCTCAGCAAGGCGCTCGACGTGCCGGTGGTGGCGCTCGCGCAGCTCAACAAGGACGCGGACAAGCGCCAGGACAAACGCCCGATCCTCGGCGACCTACGCGAGTCCGACGCGATCACGCACGACTCGGACGCGGTGGTCCTGCTGCATCGCGAGTGGCTGTACGACAAGAGCGTTTCGCCTGAGAAAGCGCTGGCGATTGTGGCGAAGAACCGCGATGGCGATTGCGGAGAGGTCGAGCTTCGATACCTCGCGAACCAGGTGCTCTTTGCAGACGCGGAGGGCGACGAGGGACGCGCCGCCGAGGTGGGCGACGCTGTGCGTTGGGATGAAGGGAGCGTGGAGTGATGGGACGAAGGAAGGAGTATCGAACGATCGAATGGCTCGAGTCGTTCACTGGCTACTCGGGCGAGTACGCGCGCGAAGTGCTGCGACTCTCGGGGCTCGACTGGCGGACCGCGACCGAGTCGCAGATTCGCCACGCGATCAACCGCAACATCGACCGCGCGCGCGCCGTGATGACGCGCAAGAGCGCTCCGATCGAGCACGACGGTCGACGCTGGACGGTCGACGAATTCGCGGCGCTTGTTGGCGCAACGCCGCGCGCGATCCGTGCGCGACGCGCGCGCTTCGGCGAGTGGGCTCGGGTCGTCGAGCGCTCGCTCGCGGTGCGCGGCAAGTGGTCGGCGGGGCATGCGCTCGGCGGTAGCAAGGGACGCCCGCCCATGCGGATCACGATCGACGGCGAGACGCGTCTGCGCGCCGAGTGGCTCGCGGTCGCAGAGATGACCAAGCAGGGACTCTGGAAGGCCGCACGCAAGCACGGACGCACGACGACCGAAGAGCTCATCGACCGCGTGCGGGCTCGACGCTCGGACGCTGCGCACGCCGCCCCTGCGTCGGTGGCGTCTGATCAACCTCCGCTCGTGGTGAGCGGTGACCGCGCCGTGAGCGCGTGCGTGGCGTCGGGGCGTGGGGCGAACGACGGAAAGGCGGTGGCAGCGTGATTCCAGCGTTGGTGACGATCGAGATCCCGGTGCAGACCGTGAGCGAAGCAAATCGCGCGCCGCACGAGCACTGGCGAGAGCGTGCGAAGCGAGCGAAGGCACAGTGCGAGACGGTCCTCGCGCACCTGCTCGCGCAGCGCTCAGCGTGGCAGCATCTGCGGTTGCCGCTAACGGTCGTGCTCGTGCGGCACAGCGTCGGCACGCTCGACACGGACAACCTCGGCGCGTCCCTCAAGCACGTGCAGGACGCGGTGACGGACGCACTCGGGCTCGTGCTGCCGAAAGGCGAGGGGCCGCGCCCGCACAACCAGCGCGCGCCGGGCTTCGCGAAGCCGCGGGCGACGCACTACGACGACCGAGACCGGCTCTCCTGGTACTACGCGCAGCGGCAGTGCAAGCGCGGACACGAGCGGGTCGACGTGCGTTTCTACGAGCCGGGTAGCGTCGCGCGCTGGGTGCTCTCGCAGCTCGGCGAGACGGGGCCGAGCGTGATCGAAGCGTGGGCGACGACGTACGCGCGAGAGCTCGACGCGCTGCTCGTGCGGGAGGTGGCCCGTGGCTGAGAGATGGAGCTTGCACCACGGCGATTGCCTCGCGTGGCTGCGCACGCTGCCGGACGAGAGCGTCGACGCCGTGGTGACCGATCCGCCGTACTCGAGTGGCGGCGCGTTCCGCGGCGACCGCATGGCGGACACCGACGACAAGTACACGACCACCCAATACGCCGGGCGACTGCCATCGTTCGAGGGCGACACGCGAGACCAAAGGTCGTTCGCCTATTGGGAAGCGCTCGTGCTGTCCGAGTGCCTGCGCATCACGAAGCACGGCGGAGTCGTCGCCGTGTTCACGGATTGGCGTCAACTCCCGAGCACGACCGATTCGGTGCAGGCGGGCGGATGGTGCTGGCGGGGGATCGCGGTGTGGGACAAGACCGAGGGCACGCGCCCGCAGACCGGCCGTTTCCGCGCGCAGGCCGAGTATGTTGTCTGGGGCTCGCGCGGTGCGCTTCCGCTCGACCGCGATGCGGCGGTGCTTCCGGGGGTACTCCGCGCTGCGACGCGCAAAGACGACAAGCACCACCAGACTGGCAAGCCGACTGAGATCATGCGTTGGCTGGCGCAGTTTTGCGTGCGCGGCGGTGTGATTCTCGATCCGTTCGCGGGCAGCGGCACGACCGGCGTTGGCGCGCTGTTGGAGGGGCGCACGTTCCTAGGATGCGAGCGCTCCGCGGAGTACTGCGAGGTCGCGCGCCGCAGGCTGTCTGCCGCCGAGGAGGGGCGAGTACTCGAGGCCGAGTCGCTTGCGACGTACGCGGACGATCCGCGCCAGCTCTCGCTCTTGGAGGTGACCCGTGGCTGAACGTCCATCGTTCGACCGGCTGTATCTCGACCACGCCATCAACCTCGCGCGGCGCTCCGAGTGCCAACGGCTGCAGGTTGGGTGCGTGATCGCGTCGCTCGATGGGCGCTACATCTTCGGCCACGGGTACAACGGCGGTCCCGCTGGGCTCGAGCACCAATGCACCGGTGAGGTCGGCGCGTGCGGGTGCCTCCACGCCGAGGACAACGCCGTCACCAACTGCGTTGCGCCGCGCTCCGAAGCGAAGGTGGTGCTCGTGACGGTCGCTCCGTGCGTGGCGTGCGCCACGAGGCTGATCAACCTCGGCGGGGTGCGCCGGGTGCTGTGGGAAGCGGACTACCGGATCATGGCCGGCGCTGCGCTGCTCGTGCGCGCAGGCATCGAAGCGCGCAACTGGAGGGACCGATGACTCGCGCGAAACGAAAGTTCACCCGCCGCGCGCTCCCCGTGCTCGTGAGCGAGACCGTCGCCTGCGAGCGGCTGCGCTGCACGCTGGCCCTCGCGTCCTGCGTCGCGCGGTGGCAGCGGGCACAGCAGACGGACGGGGCGCACGGACGGCCGAGCGCTGACACCGAGCGAGGGGCGGCGGTGCAATACGTCTCGTGTCGCTCGTGCCCCGAGGGACGTGAGCGGGCGCGGGCGATGGGCAACGACAACGGGCGAGGTGGGCGACGGTGAAGCTTTACCGTCCCAGCGCAGACCAACTCGCTTGGCACGGCACGCACCACGGACACGAGGTGTGCGTGGTCGTTTGGAGCTTCTTGGACGACCGCGGGCGCGTTTGGTGGAACTGGGCGGCGTCCCGCGACCGCCGCAACCTTGGTGGCGACCACCGCCCGGACTGGGACGAAGCGAGCGCGATCCGCGAGGCATTCGACGCCCTTCGCCGTGAGGTGCAGTCGTGAGCGACGCTCGCATTCTGCTTGTGACCGGGTCGCGCGCGCTCGAAGACAGCGCGCAGGAGGCCGACGCGCGCGGCCTGTTGCGTGCGTTCGCGGAGATCGCCGCGCCCTCGGTTGTCGTTGCTGGCGACGCGCGCGGCCCCGATGAATGGGCGATCGAGTGGGCCGCGATGTGCGGGATTCCGACGCGGATGTGGTCGCTCGACGGCTGGATCTACGACGAGCACAAGGCGCGCAACGTCGACTGGTGGAAGGCCGACAAGAAGCGGCGGGGCACGGAATCGGCTCTGCCGAAACCGCTCCAACGCAACCTCGCGATGGTCCGATCCGCCGCAGCAAAAGCGCGCTGGGGCGCACATGTGCAGGTGCTCGCGCTGGAGGCGTCGTGGTCTGCGACAAAGGGCACCGCACACACGGCCGGGCTCGCGCTGCGGGCAGGGCTGGCGGTCGTGCACACAGTGATTACAGGCACACGAATTCAAGAAGGGAGCGACGAGGGATGAGTGGGTACAGAGACGAGACGGAAACACTGCGCGCCGAGTTGGACCGAGCGCGCGCCGAGTTGGCGACGCTCAAGAGCGAGCCGCGCGATGTCGAAGCGATCAAGTGGACGAGAGGAATCCGGGAGGATACAGCGCAAGTTGCTGGGCTCACTCTCTGTGCGACCAATCTCGATTGGTGGGTCGAGCGCACGAGCACAGGCAAGATCATCGATAGCGGCGTGATCATGGTCGATGGGATTGTGGCTGCCCGCGCTTGCGCTGCTCGATGTGCGTTTGACGTGTTGGGCATCACCATCCGCGAGGCGCACGAAGAGGTGCAGTCGTGACCGCAGCGAACGACAACGCGAGGATCTGCGCAGCGTGCGCGGGCGAGGGGTCGAAGGATGGCGCGCTCTGCGGGGCGTGCTACGGCAACGGGCACTCGACGCAGGCGAGAGAGCGCCGGGACGCGGCGCGCGACATCGCAGCGCTCGTGCGCTCGGGGCACGTCGAGGCGGGCGGGGCGCTCCCGATCTCGCAGCGCGTGCAGACGAGCGGGCGAGGCGATCCCCAGCTCCCGCGCTGGTCTGCGGCTGCGGAGAGGGCGCAGAGGATCCTGGGCAGGGGCTACGCGGAGGGCGGGGAGGCGAGGCGGTGCGCGCTGGCCCTGTGGCTCGTGCACGGGTACGGCGAGCATGGTGTTGGTGTGCTCGAGCTCGGGTGTGTGCTCGCGCTGACCGAGGCCGAGCGGCTGCAGCGCGCCCGCGAGTGGCCCTCGTGGGAGTGCAAGGGCACACGGGGACCGCTAGCCGAGGGCGTCGATCTGCTCGGGCGCGCGGTGGGCTGGTACGAGAGCGCGAGCGAAGAGGCTGGAGGCGCGGGCCACCTGGGCGAGCTCACCGCCGCTGCGGACGCGCTCAAGGGTGCGTGGCGACGAATGAAGAGCGAGCACGAACGAGCGTGCGCCGAGCGCAAGAAGGCTGAGAAAGGCCGAGCGGCATGAGGCCCACGAATTCAACGCCGGTCACTGGACGCCGAGTAAACCTCTCATCAGACTCACTCACTGTTTGGGAGGGGCGAGCTATGCCCGGACGTCGTCACGCACGCCAGCGACGGGCCGATCCACACACGCGTGGGTGGGCTTCGACCAGCGAATACGCACGCATTCGACGTGTGCCGTACTCGACGGTCGCGCGGTGGTGTCAGCAGGGATCGGTGCCCGACCGCAAGGGGGCGTTGGTGCCTGTCGAGGGCGGCGACGGTCGGGACTATCGCATCCCCCTCCGCGCGCTTGCCTGAGCGCCTCGACGCTTCGAGCGTCTGAGTCTGTCCCGTGGTCCGTCGTCTCCCCCGGCGCTCCCCATCACCACCACGGGGCAGTCTCAGGCTCCCGAGCCTGACCGATCGATCGACCCTTCGCGAGCCGCAGGAGCTTTAGGCACTGCGGACGACGGAGGGCGGACGAGAGGCCCTGAACGACTCCGCGCGAGCGGGGTTTTGACACACGCTCAACGCGGGTGCGCGCACGCATGCGACCCACCGAACTTACAGACGAAGTCGCGACGAAGATTGTGGCCGCACGGAAGCGCGGCCTGTCTGCGCAGAAAGCTGCGGCACGCGGCGGAGTGATCCCCAAGACGCTCTATCGCTGGCTCGCGCGTGGCGAAGCGGAGAACCCGCCCGAGAGCGATGCGGTGTACGTCGCGTTCGCGCTCGCGTACCGCGAGGCGGAGGCGGACCGGCAAGAGAGGTTGCTCGAGCTCAGCGAGGGCGAGGGTCCGAACGCGAAGGATCGGTTGAAGTTGCTCGAGCTGTCGTTCCCGCATGAGTTCGGGACGCGGCAGATCGTCGAGCACAGCGGCCCCGATGGCGGGGCGATCCAAGTCGATGCTGGGAAAGTCCTCGCAAGCCTCGCTCGTCTCGCAGGCGACGAGCCTGTTGCTGAAGACTCCGACGAGCCGAAGGGCTGAAGCGCTCGCGCTCGTTCCTCGGGAGTTGTGGCCCGCGATCAACGCGGAGGTCGAGCGCAGGTTGAAGAGCCCGGCGCGAGACACACCGGTCGAGTTCGCGCGCGAAGTGCTCGGGCTGCGGCTCTGGTCGCGACAGGAAGAGATCCTGCGCGCGGCCTTCGAGCATCCGCGCGTCGCGGTCCGCTCGGGCCACAAGATCGGCAAAAGCACGAGCGCGGTCGCGCTGGCGCTTTGGTTCGCCAGCGACCCGGAGCAACGGCCCGGCGCGCGCGTCGTGATGACGAGCTCGTCGGCGCGTCAGGTGCGCACGATCCTGTGGCGCGAGCTTCGACGGCTCTACCGCCCAGCGAAAGACAAGCTCGGCGGCGAGCTGCACAAGGTGCCCGACGCCGGGCTCGTGTGGGACGACGGCCGAGAGATCCTCGGATTCTCGACGGACGAGCCTGAGAAGATGGCCGGCGTGAGCGGGGCTCACGTGCTGTTCATCGTCGATGAAGCCTCGGGCGTGCCCGAAGAGATCTTCGAGGCGATCGAAGGCAACCGCGCGGGCGGCGCGCGCCTCGTGCTGTTCAGCAACCCAACGCGCACGAGCGGGACGTTCTTCGACGCGTTCAACAGCAAGCGCCAGTTCTGGCGCGGCCTCCGCGTCTCGAGCGAAGAGGCCGCTGCGGTCACGCCGTCGATTCCTGGCCTCGCAACGCGCGCATGGGTCGCAGAGAAGGCGGAAGAGTGGGGACGCGAAAGCCCCATCTTCCAGGTGCGCTGCGGAGGAAACTTCCCCGAGCAGGGCGAATGCGCGGTGATCGCGCTCGCGTCCGTCGAGGCTGCGCGCGAGCGCTTCGAGGCGCGCGATGGCGCACCCAGCGGCGCGCTCGAAGTGGGCTTGGACGTCGCGCGGTTTGGAGACGATGAGACGATCGCAGCGTTTCGACGCGGGACGCATGTGCGGCTCGCAGCGATCGCGAGCGGCGATGGCCCCGACACGGCAGGGCGCGTGCTCGAAGCGGTGGCGCGCGAGCGTCGCGGAGACGAGCCAGCGCGAATCAAAGTCGACGTCATCGGCGTTGGCGCGAGCGTGTACGACGCGCTTCGGCGCACGGCCCCGAAAGGGGTCGAAGTGGTCGCGGTGAACGTCGCCGAGCGCGCACTCGACGAAGAGCGCTACGCGAAGTTGCGAGACCAACTCTGGTTCGCGTTGCGCGACTGGATCCGCGATGGCGGCGAGTTGCCCGACGACGGCAAGCTCGAAGCCGAGCTGCTCGCGCCCGAATACACGTTCGATTCGCGCGGCCGATACGTCGTCGAATCGAAGGACGAGACCAAGGCGAAGTTGAAGCGCTCGCCCGACCGAGCCGACGCGCTCGCGCTGGCGGCGTTCAACCCGCCACGCACCGAATACACGCGCCACGCGCGCGGCAAGAGCACACGCTGATGGCCCGACCCGACCGCAAAGAGCACCGCGAGCAGTGGGGCCGCAGGCTCACGACGTGGACGAACACAGAGCTGATCGCCGCGCGTCTGCTCGCCGACGGCGGGACGCTGTCCTACGCCGCCGAACTCGTCGACGAACTGCGCGCTGATTCGCGCGTCGCTGGCGTCCTTCCGCAGAGGGTGAACGGGTTGCTCGGGCTTCCGCTCACGTTCGAAGCGTCGGGCGATGGTCGCCGTCGAGGCCGCGCGGTGCGCGCGCTCGAGGCCGACGAGGACTGGTGGCAGATCGCACCCGAGCACGAGCTGGCGGACCTGCAGACGTGGGGGCTCCTGCTCGGCGTCGGGCTCGCTGAGCTCGTGTGGACCGTGAACGACCGCGGGCGCGCGATCCCTCGGCTCAAGTGCTGGGACCCGCGCGCGCTGCGCTTCGAGTGGTCGACGCGCCGGTGGCTGCTCCGCACCGCAGACGAAGAGATCGAGATCATCCCCGGCGGCGGCAAGTGGGTGCTCTACACGCCCTATGGCAGCTCTCGACCGTGGGCGAAGGGCCTGTGGCGCGCGCTCGCGAAGTGGTGGCTCCTCAAGGGGTTCGCGCTCACGGATTGGGCTCGCCACAGCGAGATGCATGGCAGCCCCATCCGCGTTGGTGTTGCCCCCGAGGGCTCGCAGCCCGAGGACCGAGAGAACTTCGCCGATGACCTGGCTTCGCTCGGCTCGGATACGTCGCTCGTCGCGCCGCCCGGATACGAGACGAAGCTGCTCGAAGCAGTCGCCAAGACCTGGGAGATGTTCCCGAAGCAGATCGAGACGGCGAACGCCGAGCTCTCGATTCTGCTCGTTGGACAGAACCTCACGAGCGAAGTGCAGGGCGGCTCGTTCGCCGCGGCGAAGATTCACCAGAACGTTCGCGACGACCTGATTCGCTTCGACGGCGAGGCGCTCGAAACCTGCCTTCACGATCAAGTGCTGGTTTGGTGGGCCGAATACAACTTCGGCGATGCAGCGCTTGCGCCGTGGCCGTGTTGGGAGACGGAGCCACCAGCGATGGAGCCCGCCCCGACGTCGGCGGCGACCGCGAGCGCGCCCATGAATTCAAGCGACCCCGCCGAGGACGGCGAGGACGAGGACACGACCGATGACGACCCCGGTACCTGAGAGCTTCGACCGACAGCTCCGCGCGCGCCTCGCCGCGCCTTCGATGCTCGCCCCGTCGGCCGTCGATCGCGTGCTCTCGCTCGCGTTTCGTGCGGCGACGGACAACGGCACGGCGGGCTACTTCGGCGACGCTGAGGGCGCGTACAGCGTGGACGCTGAGGGCGTCGCGCATGTGCGCGTCGAGGGAGCGCTCGCGCAACGTGCGTGGTCGTGCTGGCTCTTCGGCGGCGACGGTTACGACGCGATCGAGTCGCGCGTGCGCGCTGCGCTCGACGATCCCCGCTCGCGCGCGCTCGTGATCGAGTACGACAGCCCCGGCGGCGAGGTCGCAGGGTGCGGGGTATGCGCGGATGCGATCCGCAGCGCGGCCGACGCGAGCGGCAAGCCCGTGGTCTCGTACGTCGGCGAGCTCGCGGCGAGCGCGGCCTACTGGCTCGCGAGCGCGGCGGACAAGATCGTCACGCCGGCGAGCGGGATGCTCGGATCGATTGGCGTCATCGCGACGCGCATCGAGGACACCACGAGCGGCGCGAGCGGCCGAAAGGTGCACCTCATCACCAGCGGAGCGCGCAAGGCGGACGGGCACCCCACGGTGCCCCTCTCGGAAGAAGAGCTCGCGGCGACGCAAGCGAAGATCGACGCGTTGGCGGACGTCTTCGCGGGAGCGGTCGCAGCGCGACGGGGGCTGACGCTCGCGCAGGTGCGCGGGCTCGAAGCAGATGTGTTCATCGGGGCCGATGCAGTCGCAAAGGGCCTCGCTGATCGAGTGGGCAACATGAGCTCCGCGGTCGCGTACGCGCGAGAGCTCGCAACGACAACGCGGAGACGAAAGACCATGAACGCGATCAACAAGGCGCTCGGCATCGCCGAGGACTCGAACGAGGCGGTTGCCGTTGCGACCGTCGAGGGACTCAAGGCCAAGGCGGCGAAGGCCGACGAGCTCGAAGCGAAGCTCGCCGCGCTCGAAGCGAAGCAGCTCGAGCAAGACCGGGCCGCGGCGCTCGCCGAGGGAGACGCGAAGGGCGTGTTCACCCCGGCCGTGCGCGCGCTCTACGCCGAGCGTTCGGCTGCGGAGATTCGCGCGTTCGTCTCGGTCGCTCCGCGCGTGATCGCGGCGAAGGAAGCAGCGAAGGACTCGCCGAAGCCCGCCGCTGGCCCCGAGACCGGAGCGAAGCGCTTCGAAGACATGAGCCCGATGGAGCGCGCGTCGCTCCACCAGTCCAACCCCGAGGCGTATCGCGCGCTGCGCGCCGACGCCGAGCAGCGCGGCGCTCTCTGAGCGCAGGCCACCACCCTCAACGTTTCGGAGAATTGAATCATGGGTAACACCAGAGACACTGCGTTCATCCCCGAGGTGCTCGCGGATACTGTCCGCGCGAACTTCAAGGGCAAGAAGGCCCTCTTGGGCTCGCTCGCCGTCGTGACGATGGCGTCGATGCCGCTGTCCGCGAAGGGCGGCGACAAGATCGAAGTTCCGTACTTCGATTTGCTTGGCGACCTCGAAGACGCAGCCGAGGGCGTCGCGCTCTCGGTGGCGACGATCCCCGACGGATCGCGCGAGGAAGCGTCGGTCGCGCGCGCTGGCAAGGCCGTGCGCATGAGCGACTGGAAGCGGATGGCGGAGAACTTCGCGGATCCCTACGCGGAGTACACGCGCCAGCTCAACGAAGCGGTGGGGCGCCGCTGGGATCGCGCACTCATCGCCGCAGCGGCGAACACGAGCGGTCTGCCGTCAGCGCACATCATCGACCGCTACGACGGCACCACGCCCGTGAAGCTTTCGTGGTCGTTCGCCGTCGATGGACGCCGTCCGTTCGGCGACGAGCAGGACAACATCGCGATGATCGTCGTCCACTCGAAGGCCTACTTCGATCTCGTGGCCGAGGTCGATTCGCAGCTTCGCCCGCTGACTGCGGGGCCGCCCGCGGACGGAGACATCCTGCGCGTGGCAGGCATCCCGATCGTGGTCTCGGATCGATGCCCGATCGCGTTTCCGACAGCGCCGACTGCCACGGGCACCACGCCCCCGGCGGTCACGATCACCGGCGAGAACACCCTCGCGATCGACTCGGTGGTGGTCGACATCCAGGTCGGCGGCGCGCGCGGCACCGCGACGTTCCGCTACTCGTTCGATGGCGGTTCGACGTGGAGCGAGTCGGACGTGGTCACCGCGGCGACCTACGAGATGAAGCTCAAGGGAATGCCCACGGGGCTCACGCTGAACTTCGCGAACTCGACGTACAACGCCGACAACCTCTACACGTCGACGAAGCCGAAGTACACGAGCCTGCTCTGCAAGCGCGGCTCGCTCCTGCTCTGGTACTCGACGAAGCCCCTCGTTGAGAGCGTGCGCGAGCCGCTGACCGACAGCGAGCTCATCGCGTGCAACACGTACTACCTCGCCCACCGCTACAAGCGATCGGTGCAGGACACTCGCCCCGGCGTCGTCCAGCTCCGCCACAACTGAGCCATGGACAAGGCAGGGCCTGTTTCGCGCGGGGAGTACTCCGCGCTGCTCGACCGCTATCAGGCGGTGCTGAGCCAGATTCGCGAGGCCGGCGGCGACGTCGCCGACTCGCACGATTCGCCGAAAGTCTCGCTCCCAAAGGCTGAGAAGCCGAGCGAGGCGCTCAAGAAGGCGAACGAGAAGATCGCCGAAGCCCAGCTCGCGCGCGACGAGCTCGCAAAGGTCGCAGCCGATGCGCGCGAGCGCGCCGCCGCAGCCGAAGCGAAGGCAGCGGAGCTGCAGAAGACCCTGGACGAGCTGACGGCCCCACCGGCCGCGCAGCCGAACTCCTGAGACACGACCGATGCCCTACGCCACGCAAGCCGATCTCGAGCAACACGGCTACCCCGCTGGGGTGCTCGCTGGGCTCGATACGCCGACGATCGACGCTGCGCTCGAACGCGCGAGCGACGAGGCAGATGGCGCTTTGCGTGGCGCTGGGTACCGGACTCCGCTCGCTACGTGGAGCGCCGACCTCACCGGCGCCGTCGTGGCGATCGCAGCCTGGTACCTGATGGTGCGCCGTGGGTTCGACCCCGAGGCCGCACAGGACGCGGTGTTTCGCGTGCGCTTCGAAGACGCGCAGAAGTGGCTGTCCGAGGTGGCGAATCGCCGCCGACGGGTCGCGCTCTGCACCGAGCCTCCCACACCAGATCCCGCGCCCGCGGTGGTTGCCGAGCGCGGGGCGTCGATCGTCCACACCACCTCGAAGCGGGGCTGGTGATGGCCGCGGCGGTCACGATCAAGATGACGGGCTCGGACGAAGCCCTCCGCGCCGCTGCAGCGAAGATGCAGAAGCTCGGCGCCGGCAAGCTCGCGCTCAAGGTCGCGCACAAAGTCGCGCCGGTGCTGCAAGAGCTCGGCGATCGCCCGTGGCAGCGCCGCGCGAGCGTCGAGGGCGAGCAGTGGGCGCCGCGCAAGCGTCGCTACTATCACCCCCTGCTCGAAAAGACGGGCAAGACGCGCCGCTCGCTGCGATCGAAGACGCGCGGCACAAACGTCGTCACGAGCGTAGCGACGCCCTACGCGACGTTTCACCAGAGCGGGACGCGCAAGATGGTTTCGCGCCCGTTTTTCCCCGTTGGCGATGCGCTCCCGTCCGTGTGGACGGCTCGCATTCGCAAGACGATCAACGATCACATCGAGAGCGCGCTCCGTGGCTGACAGCAGACTCCGACAAGTGATCGCTCTCATCGAGGGCCACGTCTCGCGGCTCGTGCCGTCGGCGCGGTTCGTCTACGGCGCGCGCGGCGTTGCGATGAACTCCGCGCCGCCCCGCGTCGTGTGGGTCGACGACGAGGCCGAGACCGAGCAGCTCGGGCCGCCGACCGACGCGAGCGCTCTGCACGACGAGCGGGCGATTCACGGTGTGTGGTCGCGCACGGTGATCGCTCACTGTTGGGCGACCGACGAGGGCGGCGCGGAGGACCTCATCGAGCTCGTGTCGTGGGCGATCGTCCAAGAGCTCGGGCCCACGTCGCTCCCGTTCCAGGTCGTTCGCGTCCCGGTCTCGTGGGCCTCGACGGGCGTGGTGTGCACGCTGGTGTTCACCGTCCCCGTCCCGATGCGCGAGCCGACGAGCGAGAGCCCCACCGTGCGCGCGCTCACCGCCGCTTTCGATACCACCGACTCTTCAACCACTGATGGCCAGCTCGACGCTGGCGAGGGCTGAGCAATGCCGATTCCTGCGGTCAACACCACGATTCAAGATGGCGCGCTGGGCATCCTGCCCGAGGCGGCCGAGGGCATCCACGTCAAGCTCGGCGTGTGCAGCTCGGGCACCGCGCTCGCGCTGCAGACGTTCAGCGACGTGCAAGCGGCGATCGACGCGCTCGGGCAAGGCCCGCTCACCGAGGCGGTGTGTCAGGCGCTCGTGAGCGCGACGCGCGGCAGGGCCCCGCGCCCCGTCCTCGCGATGCGCGTCACGCCCTCGACGGCCGGGGTCGCGGGCAGCGTGAGCTACGCGCGCGTCGGCTCGAGCACGGGCACGTTCGCCACGACGGGCTCGACGCCCTACGACGCGTATCAGGTCCGTCTGCTCATCACCCGCACGGGTGCGGCTGGCGTCGGCGCGATGCGTGTGAGCCTCGACGGCGGCGACACGTACGGCGCCGAGGTCACACTCGCCGCGTCGTACGCGATCCCCAACAGCGGCGTGACCGTCGTCCTGACGGGCTCGCTCGACGCGGGTGACGTCGTGTCGTTCAACACCAAGGCGCCCGAGCTCACGGCCAGCGACCTCAACACCGCGTTCGCGGCGCTCTTCGCGCTGCCCACGGAGTTCGACTTCGTGCACGTCGTCGGTGCGCCGCAGACGGGCGCGGACGATGCTGCACTCGCCAGCGCGAGCCGGGTGATCGTCAACGCCGTCGCGACGCAGATGGGCACAGCGCTCGCGGCCGGCCGCTACATCCACGCGGTGTGCGAGGCCCCCGACGTGGCCGACGCGAGCGGCGGTGACTCCGCGCTCGTGGCCGCGTTCGCGTCGCTCGCTGACGCGCGCGTGTCGGTCGTCGCGGGATACGACGAGGTCGTGTCCGCGGTGTCGAGCCGTATCTACCGCCGTCCCTCGGCGTGGGCGTACGTCGCGCGGCTCGCTGCGATCCGCGTGGCCGAGATGCCGAGCAAGGTCAACCTCGGACCGCTCGCGGCGATCAGCTCGATCGGTCGCGACGAGCGCAAGCGCGAGGCCCTCGACGCGCAGCGGTTCTGCACCCTGCGTACACACCTCGGGCTGCAGGGCGTGTACATCACCTCGGGCCGCATGATGGCGGCGGCGGGTTCAGACTTCGACCTCGTGCCGAATCGTCGGGTGATTGACAAGGCGTGCAGGATCGCGCGCGCGAGCGCCCTGCAGTATCTCGACGAGGACTTGCGGGTGAACAAGAGCGCGATCGACGGAAACACCGTTCCGCCGGGACAGCCGGGCGCTCCGGGGACGATCGACGAGCGCGACGCTCGCCGCATCGAAGCGGTGATCCTCGCAGCCCTCGAAGCGGCGCTCTCGCCCGGAGCGGACAACGGCGACGCGAGCGCGGTCAGCGTGCAGGTGAACCGCTCGAACGTCCTGCTCACGACGCGGGAGTTGAAGATCAAGGTGCGCGTCACGCCGAAGGGCTACGCGCGCTCGATCGCGGTGGACATCGGGTTTCAGTCGCCCACGGCGACGGTCTGAACAGGAGCTGAGCAAGAGCCATGGCAACGCAACCGCTCGTGAACGGCAACCGCAAGAGCTTCGCGTCCGTCGAGATCGACATCAAGGGGCGCAAGTACCGCGGGGTGACCGAGATCAACTACAGCGACACCCTCGAGCCCGGCGTGGCCCGCGGAACGTCGCCGATCGCCCTCGGGCACACCCAAGGCGACTACGAGGCCGAGGCGTCCGTCTCGGTGCTCCGTGAGGAGTTCGAAGAGATCATGACGCAGCTCGGTGACGGGTACGGCGAGGTCGAATTCCCGATCACCGTCACGCACGCCGCGCGCGGCCAGCGCACGACCACGGACCGCCTCCCGGCGGTGCGAATCAAGAACGTCGACACCAGCCATTCGCAGGGCACCGACCCGACGGCGGTGAAGATGGACCTCGCCGTGCTCGCGCCCATCGAGCGCGACGGCAAGCGGCTCGTGTCGAGGGATGCGTGATGAGCGACGATCGTGAAGCGAAGCGCGCAGCGGCAAAGGCCGCGCGCAAGGCAGCCGCAGAGGCCGCGCACAAAGTCGCCGTCGAGAAGTACGGCGACGAGGATGACGACGGGTGCCGCCTCACCGAAGCCTCGGGGCACTTCTTCGTGTTCCGCCACCCGAACCGCGGCGAGTACGCGCGATTGAAGGCCGAGGCGAAGGACGGCGGGAGCTTCAACAGCATCCTCGTCGACACGCTGATTCATCCGAGTCGCGAGGACTTCGCGAAGCTCTGCGATCGATACCCCGCGCTCGAAGACGAGCTGGGGCCGGTCGTGCTCGAGCTCGCGGGGCTCACCGGCGAAGCGCTCGCAAAAAAGCGCTGAGCCTCTACGAGCGATGCAAGCGAGACATTCTTCTCGGGGGCGAGTGTCTCGCCGCGCATCGTAGAGGCGAGCAAAGCGACGAGGCGGCGGCGGGGGCCACGCTCGAAGCCAGCTTCATGCTTCACGTCATCGCACTGGTCGAAGGACTCTCGAAGAAATGAGCGCGCGCGAACGACTCGAATGGACACTTGCGCTTCTCGACCGCGCGAGCGGCCCTGCGCGCAAGGTCGCGCGTGGTCTTGATGCGGTGGCCGCGGCACAAGCGCGCGTGAAGAAAGTCGGCCCTGGCGGCAGTGGTCGCGATCCGCTCGACATGCTCTCGCGCGCGAGCGCGCAGCGACACACGCGCAACCAGGCACGTCTCGGGCGCGAGCTGGAGAAATTCGCGCAGCAACAGGGGCGCGTCACTGGTTCGACGCGCGATTGGGGCGCCATCGGCGCGACGGCGTTCATGGCCGTTGGGGCAGCGGCACTCGCTGCAGCGGCTGCGGTGGGACGCATCACGATCGCCCTGGGCGAGTCGATGGTGCAGGCCGCCGATTGGCGCAATCGCACCGAGGGCGCGTTCCGCGTGCTGCTCGGCGCGCAGGATCGACCCGCGATCGTGGGACAAGCGTTTCAGCGCGCGAGCCAGTACGCGAACCGCTTCGGTCTCGACGTGCGCGACGTCGCACGGCAGATGATTCAACTCACCGCGGCGGGCTTTTCTCAGTCCGAGATCCCGCGCGTGATGCAGGCCGCCGGCGACCTCGGCGCTCTCGAAGGTCCGCAGGCTGCAGAGCGTGCGATCACCGCGATTCGGCAGATCCGCGCGAAGGGTGTCCTCCAGATGGAGGAGCTCTCCGGGCAGCTCGCCGACGCAGGTCTTTCCGTCGGTGACGTCGTCGCGGAGATTGGTCGCATGCGCAACCTGCGCGGCGATCCAACCTCTGTCGGCAATCAGGTTCGCGCGCTCATCACGGGGCGCAGAATCAACGCTGACCAGGGCATCCAAGCCATCATGGGCGTCGTCGCTCGACGCTCGGGCGGTCGCCTCGGTGGCACGCTCGACACGCAATCGCGCGGCGCAGAGGCGGCGATGAATCGCCTGAAAAACTCCTGGCTGTTGCTTCAGAGCAACTTCGCGCGGTCGCCCGCGTTCGCGCGGATCATCGCGTTCATCGAGCGCATGGCGACGGCGCTCGACCCTGCGAGCGCGAGCGCGCAGCGATTCAGCGCGCAGCTCGATCGCTTCTTTGACGTGCTCACCGGCGCGGCCTCGCAGGTCGATCCCGTGGCGGTATTCAACGGCGTCGTCGGTGCGCTCGGCTCGATCGGCGCAGGACTGCAGCGCGCATGGCCGTACGCGCAGGCGTGGGTTACGGGCTTTTACGTTCCGGTCGCGCAGGCGCTCACTCGCATCGTACCTGCGGTTGGCCGGTTCTACGCTGCCATCTTCGGCGGATCGGGGCCATCGCTCAACACCATCTCGGCCATCGCGCGCGGATTCGCGCTTGTGGCGCAGGTGGCCATCGGGATCGCCGGTATAGTCGCTGGCGCGTTCGGGCTCATCGCGCGCGTGATCGCAGTCCCGCTCACAGCGGTCGCAGAGTTCTGGCGGCAGCTCGTGGGCGCTTTTTCGGGCGTCGAGTTGACGTTCACCGGCATCGGCACGGCGCTTGTGCGCGGGCTCGTGAACGGCGTTCGCGGCGCTGCCGGCGCTGCGTACGAGTCGCTGCGCGGGCTCGCTAACGGCGTCGTTTCGACGGTGAAGGTCGCGCTGGGCATCCGCTCACCTTCGCGCGTTTTCGCGCAGCTCGGCGGGCACGTAGCCGACGGCTTCGCGCTCGGCATCGAGGGCGGCACCGGCGGTGTGCGCTCGGCGATCGGCTCGATGGTCGACGTCGGCGCGGTAGGTGCCCGTGCAGCGTCCCGCGCTCGCGGTGGCGGCGCTCCGCTCGCGCTCACGATCAATGTCACGGCCCCCGAGGGCGCAGACGCGGATGAGTGGGGCGCGGTCATCGCGTCGGCGGTCGCGCGCGAGCTCGGCACTCGAACGGAGCGTGTGGCGTGAACATCCTGTTTCCGAAGGATGACCCGGTCGCCTGGGACTTCGTGATCGTCGCGGATCGCGCGCTCCCGTGCCTGCGCGAGTACCCGAAGGCGAAGCCAGGCCGAAAGCTCGACGCCAAGAGCGCGCCGGGCAGCTCGGGCGGGCGCATCGTCGACAAGGGCTACGACCTCGCGAAAGTCACGGTCTCGGTCTCGCTCTGGACCGCCGAGCACTTCCGCTTGTGGGGCGAACTGCTCGACGTGATTCAGCCTCGCCCGGGACGTCGCCGTGACGCGGTCTCGATCTACCACCCTGCGCTCGAAGCGGTGGGCATCTCGTCCGTCGTCGTCGAGTCGATCTCGTCCATCGAGCACTCGGGCACCGCGGGCATCTTCCGCGCGGGCTTCGAGGCGATCCAGTACCAGCCTGCACCGCGCAGCCGGCGGGGCGAAACGCAAACACCGGCCGCGCCGCCGGTCGCGTCCATTGTCGAGACCCAGCGTGACGGCTCGCTCGGCCCCGGCGCAGCGATCCCGTCACAGCCGACGAGCCCGCGCGCGCGCAGGAGCGGAACGTGAGCGAGCTCGTCGTCAACGGCGCCCCCGTCGTGAGCGCGGTGATCGAAGCGCACCGCGAGGGCGCGTGGACCGCGGACCTCGTGATCGACAGCGAGACGGCGCCCTCGGGCGTGGTCAACGTCACCGACGCGAGCGGGACGGTGCTGTTGCGCGGGCGCGTGCTTCGTTCAGAGGCTCCCTTCGGGCGTGCGGAGGTGCGTCTTGTGGGCGGAGTCGGCGCGCTCGCGACAGTGCTCCCGCCTCGCTACTACCGAGGCGCAACGGTGCGGACGATCCTCGCCGACCTCGCGCGCGAGACTGGCTCGACGCTCGCCGACGACCTCGGCGCCGAGGCCTCACGCGAGCTCGCCGCGTGGGTGCGCGTCGGCGGCGACGACGCGGTGACGGCCCTTCGCCACCTCCTGCGCGCTGCGCTCCCCGCAGGGTGGACGTGGCGCGCGCGCTTCGATGGCTCGCTCTGGCTCGGCGCGGACTCGTGGCCCGACGTGATCGCCCCCGAGGTCGAAGTGGTCGACCGCAGACCCGCGCGCGGCGAGCTTGTCGTGCGCGCGGCGACCGTGGCCGAGTTGTTGGCCATCGAGCCGGGGCAGGTCTTCGAAGGCCTTGACGTGTGCTCGGTGCGCATCGACGCGAGCGTCGATCGGCTGCGCGCTGTGCTTCGGACGCCGGCGCAAGCTCGCACCGCGGGCGACGTGGTGACGAATGGGATTCAGCGACTCGCGCGCGAGGCAACAGTAGAGCGGGCGCTGCTCGCGCTGTACGAGGCTCGGGTGCTGGGGCAATCGCCAACGACGGCGCGAGTCGACGTGGAGCCGCAGCCCGACGACGCTGCGGCTGATCGCACCATCCCGACGATGACAGACGTTCCGCTCGTCGCTCCGTACCCAGGGGGAAAGCTCTTCTACCCGGCGAACGCGATCAAACACTGCGAGGTGCGCGTGCTCGTTGGCTTCATCGATGGCGACCCCTCGAAGCCGTACGCGCTCCCGTGGCCGAACGTCGGCGGCGTCGCTCCCGAACGAGTGAGCATCCGCGCTCCGCGCTACGCCAACGACCTCCCCGGTGATACTCCGTCGCCCCCGTCGCGCTTCGAGCTCGAAGCAGACACGATCGCGCTCGGCGGTGATGCGAAGGGAGTAGCGCGCGATGGCGACTCCGTGCGCGTCACGATCGCTGCGGGCGCTCTCTCGCTACCGGTGGCGGGAGGTGGCGGCGGGACAGCCTCGAATCCCGCGCCCATCGAGGTCACCGGGACGATCACCAGCGCGAGCACGAAGGTGAAGACCTCCTAGCTTTGGCAGTACGGGCGACCGTTGATGTCGAAGCGACAGCCTCCGACGCGGGGACAACAGATCGCGCCGCACGGCTCCCACGTTGAAACGTCCATGAACCCGTTGGACGGGCAGGCATCGGGCGCGGCATCGCGCGCGTCGCTCCCTGCATCGGGGCGTGCATCGGGCCGAGCGTCGGGGCTCGAGTCCGGCAACGGCGGCCCATCGCTGGGCGCGGTCGCGTCGCTCTCGCTGTCGGGTGCGCTGGCCTCGATCGTTGCATCCGTCGGCGGAAAGAACACGTCTTCGAACATCGGCTCTGCATCGGGCGCGCTGTCTGGTCGCGAGACGCGGCGGTCTGCGCTGGCGTCGCGCGGCTCGGCAGGCGGGGCGCACGCGGCGAGGACGAGAGCGCAGAAGATCAAAAGTCGCATCGGCAGCTCGAAGGTTCGTTTTCGTCGGAGCATGGGCAAGCCTCGGTTAGATCGATCGTACGCGGCGCGCCCGCGGAAGGTTCGCACCGGAGCAGCCGAAAGCCGAACGAAGTGCACGCGGCGCGCACGGCACTCGGCATGGACTGAGGCAGAAACGCAACAATCGCAGCGCGATCGCACGCGGCAATCCCCTGGATGACGAGCGTCCGCGGCTCCGCGATCGCCCAGCGCCCCAACGCAGGCGGGCGGCGTTCAAGGTTCAGCGACGTGACGAATCCGTCTCGGTCCCGCGCGCCGTTGTTGCTGTTGCGCTCGGCGAACACCGCGCACCCGCGCACAGGCGGCTCGGTCGCAGCAATGGCGGCGTCGAGCGCTGTCCCTGCGTCCGCGGTTCGCGCCTCTTGCCGCATGTCGCGCAGCGCTGTGGCCGCTGCAGCCACGAGCACACCGACGCCAACGAGCGCGAGCGCTGCCGTGACCGCTGGCGGCAGATCGTTTTTCTTCCCCGGTTGCATGACCTGAGGGTCTCACGAATGGCTGACTTCGGAACCGACATCTCGACTTCCCCAGACCTCGACGAGCTGCTCGAACCGCAGAGCGGGCGACGGGTGCTCTTGGAGTCGATCGCGCGCAGGATGAGCACTCCGCGCGGCGCTCTCTGGTGGGCTCCATCGTACGGCTCGGACCTCGGCGCCGTGCTCGACGAGGCCATTGACCCCGCGCGTCTGCGAGCGGCGGCGACGGCGCTGCAACAACAGCTCACGCAGGACGAGCGAATCCTGCGCGCGACCGTCGAGGCCACCTACACCGCAGCGACGCGCAGCCTGCGAATCACCGTCTCGATCACCGACGCGGAGGGGCCCTTCGAGCGCGTGTTCACGCTCGACGCGAACGGCGTCGCGAAGCTCATGGAGTCGAACCAGCGATGACCACGCCCGTTGAAACGACACTTGCCGAGCTGCTCGAGTCCGACGACGAGGACAGCGCCGCCGAGGCGATCCTCACCGACGCTGCGGCGCGCGGTCTGCCCACCACTTCGTGGGCGGATGACTCGTTCGCGCTCACGATGACGCGCCTTTTCGCCCGCGCGAAAGCCGGGCTCGCGGGCACGATCACCGACCTTGCGCGCGGCTCGCTGCTCGCGCTGGCGTCGGGCGACTGGCTCGACCTGCTCGCGGCCTCGCAGTACGGCATCACGCGGCGCGCATCGGCGTTCGCAACGGTGCGCGTGCGCCTCACGGTCGCCCCTGGACAGGGCCCGTGGACGATCACCGCGAATCAGCTCTGGGTGCGCCGGCTGAGCGACAATCGCCGGTGGAACTCGACTAACGCGGGCTCGGTCACGCTCACCGACGCGGCGCACACGGACATCGACTTTCGCGCGGAGTCGCCGGGCGTTCGGTGGTCCGCGCTCGTTGGCCAGGCCATCGAGCTCGTGACGCCGCTCCCCGGCCTGAGCGCGGCGTTCGTCGACGCAGGCTCGGGCTCGCCCGTCGTGACCGCAGGCGCGGACGCTGAGGGCGATTCGACCCTGCGCGCGCGCTGCGCGGCGAAGTGGGACACCATCGGCGTGCAGAAGACGGGCGACGCATACCGCGCGCTCGCGCTGAGTGAAGAGGCGGGCGCTGTGGGCGTCACGCGCGTGGTGGTCGATGGAAGCAACCCGCGCGGCAACAGCACCGTGGATGTGTGGCTCTCGGCCGACGACTCACCGGCGGGAGCGGCAGACGTCGCGGCGATCAACGCGTATCTCCAGCCCCGCAAGAGCCCCTCGACGGACTTGCAGGTAGCGGCAGCGACGCCGCTCGCGGTCACGATCGTGGCGACGTTGCAGCACGACGCGGGCGCGGACCCGGTCCCCGCGGCGCTCGATGCACTGCGCGCTCTTCTGCGAGAGCAGCCCACGACGCTCTATCGCTCGGCGGTCGTCGAGGCGCTGCTTTCGCCTGCGGGCGCGCGAAACGTCGTGCTCTCGTCGTTCACCATCAACGGCGTCGCTGCGGACCTCGCGCGCGCTGCGAATCAAGTGCTCGTCGAGAGCGCGTTCACGATCACGGGGCAACCGCTGTGACCGCCACCGCGTGGGAAGAGTACTTGATCGCGCTCGCGCCCCGCTGGCTGCGGACGCCGACAGCCGAGGCGCTGTTGCAGGCGATCGGAACGCAGCTCGACGCGCTCGAACAGGGCGCACGGGACGCGGCGAAATGCAGCCTCGTCGAGCAGTGCCCCGAGGACGCCATCGCGTACCACGCAGCAGCGCGGCGGCTCGAGCAGTACCCCGGCGAGACGGTCACCGCGTGGCGCGCGCGCGTCGCTGCAGCGTGGTCTGCGCTGCATTGGCTCGGCACCGCGAGGGGAATCGAAGACGCCCTCAAGGCGCTCGGGTTCTCGACGGCGAAGGTCTACGGCTCGCACGACGCGCCGCCTGGATGGTGGGGCGCAAGCTGGCCGCCCTCGCCACGCAACCCAAAGCCCTCGTGGTGGTCGGGCACGTGGCCTGTGTCGCACGGTGACACGCAGTGGATGAGTCGCTTCTGGGTCGTGCTCGATGCGCCCGGCCCGTTCGCGTGGACTCAGTCCAGCCTGTGGGGCTCGAAGAACTGGGGCGGTTTCCTCTGGGGCCTCGACAACGCGACCGAGGCGCAAGTCGCACTCGTGCGGCGAATCGTCGAGCGGTGGCGACCCGCACACGAGGTGTGTGACGGCATCCTGGTCAACTTTGGCGGCACATCGGCCGCGTGGATTCGAGGGACGGATAGATGAGCCACTTTCTCACTCCAACCGATGCGTTCGCGAGCATCGAAGTTCCCGACGACGGCGAGGCTGCGGTGGCGAGCGCGCCCGGCGTCCCTGCGTCGCGCGTGACGCTCGAAGAGGTCGTTCAGGCGCTGGCGAACCGCGACGAGTGGATTCGCCGCTCGCTGCAAGGCACGCTGAAATCGCCGCCGTGGCTGCGGATCCGCGAAGGCGCGACCACCCTCGAATTCGGTGCGTGCACGGAGCTCGTGCTCGGCGAAGATCGTCTCTCGGGTGCGGCTGGGACGCTTGCGCTCGGCACGCTGCCCGCGGACGTGTGGCGCTACGTCTACGCGTGGAACGACGGCGGGGCGCTCGAATACGAGATCAGCGCGACCGCCCCCGAAGCGGGGCTGGTGTTCAAAACGGGCGATGCCTCGCGGCGCTACATCGGCTCGTTTCGGACCACGCTGCTTGGGCTCATCGTGCCGTTCCATCTCGTGCGTGGCCGAGCGCGGCAGATCCACCGCGTGCTCAATGCAGGCGCGAGCGCGGCCTGGGCGACACTCATCCTGCAGGACATCATTTCGTCGGTCGACGCGATCCCGCTACACGCGACGCGCGCAGAGCTGCGGATCACGGTCACGGGTCAGGCACGTATTCGCGCGCTCGGCGACTCGGCCAACGAGATTGTGTTCGACGCGGCCGACGGCAACGGTCGTACGTGGGTGATCGACGTGCGCCGCGATGGATCGTCGCGGCCGGTGATCGAATACCATGTCGGGGGCGGCGGATCGACCGTCACCGTCGACGTGCTCGGCTGGGAGGAATGAGCGATGAGCGGAAGTCTGCTTCGCAAATTCGGTCGCGGGCTCGCGCTCGTCGGGCTCGAGCTGCGCGTGCGGCTCTTCGGGAAGGACCTGAAGAGCACCACCACCGCACCCACCGACGGGCAGGTCCTGCGCTACGTCGCTGCGGACGATGCGTGGTCGCCGGGCACTGTCTCGGGAGGCTCGCTCCCGCTGGGAGCGCTCGGCTCGGTGCTCGTCCACGACGGGCTCGCGTGGGGCGCACGCGCGATCGGCACAGCAGGGCAGGCTCTGCGCGTTGTCTCGGGTGAGCCGCAGTGGGCGACACTCGCCGCGGGGGACGTCGGCGCGATCCCTACGCCGGGCACGCCGATCTCGGGCGGGCTGCTCTACTACGCGGGATCGTGGCAATCGACCGCGGCCGGCTCGCTCCGACAGCCGATGCTCAGCGGTGGCGGCGCAATCGCTCCTGCGTGGGGCGCGGACGTGGTCCCGCTCACCCAGCGCGCAATCGACGGGCTGGGCACGAGCGTCACTGTCTGCGCGACGCTCGCGCACGATCTCAACGCGGGCGGCGGTGGCACAGGGATCGGCGCACGCTGCGCGATGCAGAATCGCAACAGCGCCTCCACGCTCGTCGACACGGCAGCGATCGACGGCGTGCTCACGACCGCGACGGCGGGCAGCGAGGTCGGCGCGCTTGACCTTTACGTGCGCAGCGGCGGCGCGCTCGTGCGATTCGCCCGATTCGCGCCGGGCGGAAATACGCTCGGCGTCACGACGTCGGTCACGCAATACCAGGGCGGCGCGCGTGTGCCGGAGCGCACGCTCACGACGTCCAGCGGTGGCTCGTCGTACACGCTCGACGCGCAAGACGAGGTCGTCTTCGTCGACACGACGCTCGGCGTCGCGACGATCACGCTCCCTGCGGGCTCGTCGGGCCGCGTGCTCGCGATTCAGCGAATTGCGGGTTCGAACAACGTCGTGGTGCAGCGCGCGGGATCTGACACGATTCGCGCGGGCGGATCGGGCGCGCTCACGTCGTGGACGATCAGCGACGGTGCGCGGCACGGACTGATTTTCCGCTCGGGTGGCACCGAGTGGGTCGCGGAGGCGTGATGCACTCCATCATCGCATCGTCAGCGTGGGCTCCGTGGGATGCGTTCGGCGGGCAGTGGTTCGATGGCGCGGTCGCGACAGTAGGCTCCCCTGTGAGCTCGTGGGCTGCTCGCACGCCGAGC